CTTCGCCCGAGACATATCGTGCAAGATTATGCCCCTATACCCTTCTACCACACTCTAGAACGCATTCCGACATCGTTGTTAGTCCCGTTACCTCTCTGTCTGTTGCAACGCATATGAGAGGCTTTTACATTGGTCAAATCGAGTTCGAGTTCGGGAGCAATCGAGACGGGCACGATGTGGTCAGGTTCCCAAGATAGCGGAGCAGAGCTTGGAGGAATCGAGTAGTCGATTCTTTCTCCGCAGATATGACAGACATTCCTTGCCTTTCTGTCTCTGTTCCATGCTTGCTTCCTGACATACTCCCATCGGGTGCTTCGTCTCGGTTGTCCTTTGCTCATATCTCTAACCCCTTCGGGTGTGGGTGTGTTCGCTCCACTAGGGTTTGAACAACACCCCTTTAACTCAATGTCATTAAGAAACCCCCGACCATTTTCTGGTCAGGGGTCTTCTGAAAGGTTGGATAAACAGAACCGAAAGATTGTGTGGTAGTAGTATAAACCAATCTGTTTTCCTGATAGCATATTACTATAAAAGTTAGTCCGATGGAGTCCGATTTAGTCCGATGTTTCTTCATCGTCTGCAATCTGTTGAGAGCAACCGATTGGCATATTTCCTTTCTTGATGGATTCCTCATACCAATCGCAATGTTCTTCGCACTCGTCACAGAGCTTGTCATTTGTTACCATTTCCGGTTCGCTTCCGTCCTTCGGTTCAAATTGGCTTATGTAACACGGGAAGCCACTCTCCCTCTTCTCTGGTCAACAACCCTTTCAGGAGCGAAAGATCCACACTGACTTCATTAGTCTTCTGCATATAGAACCTCCTTTGGTATGAACTCACATACCGCTTTAAGACACATGCTCCGATAATCGAATGTTCTGCTCTTGCCGTAGAAATACTGTTCCCCGACTTTCTTCCACGGCTGCCGATTGATGTAATGACCATAGAGCATCCCTCGTAGTTTCGAATCCTCAACCTTGGAAATCGCATCGATTGTCCTACTGTTCTCGGATGAGAGTTGGTTTTGGAGTTTGTCTATCTTCTCGGATATCATAGAGAATTCGATATTCTTGGATTCGGTCGGATTTGAGTCGCTTCCGCCTAGGATGGTCTTCGAATCATACTTGCCAATCCCTGACAGAGAGCAGACTATCTTCTCCCGTCTGAATTCCAACTGTTCGATTTCCTTATCGACATCCCACATACGGCAGAGCCATTGGTCACAGTAATATAATTCGTCATTCATTCGGTCTGCCCTCCAACTCTGCTATCTCAACAATGATTCCGCCCTCTCCGTTTTCGGAATAAGATTTTCTTATCCTCAAATCCACGACCTGACTATCGTCCTCCCAAAAACCGCATTCGGTCATCGCATCCTGAAATTCTTTGAGATATCCATCGGCATCCGGACGGCTCGTTTTCCAAGATCCACGCTTTGATTTGTCCTTGATGTCAAAGAAGAATTGAACGGATAACCTGATAGGCTTCTTGGACGGAACATCGGGAGCAAATCTCTTCAAGGCATAGACGAACTGTGTTCTTGCAGAATCAATCTTGCTCTTCTTGTAGAAATAAGGCTTCCCGTTTACAACCCTGACCCCCTTCTGTTGGGAAGTTCCCTTCGGGAGTCCGTTAGGGAAGGGAAGATAAATCGTTGTCATAGGCAGCCTCCGTTATCTTGTAAAATCGAGGTCGTGTCCTCGTTCGAGTAGCCAATTGACCGCCCTTCCTTTAATCTCGGGAGCAATCTCCGTGCAATGAATCGCCATCTGCCTGATGGATATTGCCAAGATTTCGTCTGACGGAGCTTTGAAGCAATCAGGGAAGATAACCGAATACTTCTCGATGAACTTCTTAAAAGGTTCAACAGAATCCGTCCTGATGGATTCAACGATTGCCTCGTCTCTGTCCTTTGCATACTGAATCATCTGTTTATCCTCCTTATATCTCGAACGGCAAATCGTTCTCTTCTGCCTTGGGTTCTTCCGTGGGAACCGTCATCGGCTCTTCGGTCGTGGGTTCTGGCTTTGGTGCTTCTGCTTTCTTGGGTTCGAGAAGCTCTACTTTCTCAACGAGAACGAAGCAAGTCTTTCTTTTAGATCCATCGGAAGCCTCCCAAGACCTAGTCTGCAAAGAACCCGTCACTCCGATTTTTTCGCCCTTCTTGGTATATCCCGTCAGGAACTCTCCCGTCTTACCCCAAGCCGTGCAATCTATCCAATCGGTCTCCTTCTTGTTGTCCTTGCCTCTTCTGTCTACTCCAAGACAAATGGTAACGACATACTGTCCGGTCGTTGTTGTCTTGTCCTCGGGGTCTCTTGCTAATCTGCCGATTAAGTTAATGGTATTCATTGTGTTTCCTCCTTTTTATACTTTGCTTTTGTTTTAGGGTCTGCTTCGAGCCATTTAACGAACTCGTCTGTCATATCTGTTATCCATTTCGGGGGAGTGTGGTCTTCTCCCATCTCTCCGTGCCTCGCATCCCAAACTTGCTCTGCCGTGGATTTCCACTCCATCGGGTTTCCTTTGGGGCAAGCGTACAAATCCCGATAGTCTTTGCACGATTGGATGAGGTCGGAAGGAACGGGCATCTCCTTATGGCTTCTTATCCAATCATCAACCGCCTGATTAACGACCTGATAAGTAAAGTCTTTGAAGAACACATCCCAATAGGTAATCCTTGAAGAGATATCCTCTGCCGTAACAAATCTGTCCTGATGGGAGTAGATGTCGTGCAATTTCTTGATGATGAGAGCTGTTTCTTTTTCTGTCATTGTGCCTGACCTCCCGTGAACTGATTCCAATCGATGCTATAAGGGTTACTAGTCTGTGTGGATCTGCCAACTGATTCCGTCTTCAACGGATAGAGTCCTTGCCAATTATTGAGAACAGATTGGTCGATTATCTGAACCGCCTTTTTGACATCTCCGCCAGAAAGTTCGCTAACCTTCCCGATTGCCAATTTCAGAGCTTGGGGAGTAAGAGGTCTCTTGATGAGTTTCCTCATCTCGATAAAATCAAGGAATGCCTTTTTGAGTTTTTCATTAGGGACCTGTTCTTCCAACACATCCGAAAGAGAAACATTTTTCTCTTTAGTATTTCTCTTTATATCTATACTCTTACTCTTTCTCTTACTCTTACTCTTATCGGACATTGTCCTTTCTTCCGAGGACATCGAGAGGACATTTTGAGGACATTCAGAGGACATCGAGAGGACATTGTCCTCGTTTTGTCCTTTTTTCTCCCTAAATGCTCTCTTTTTCTTTGCCCATTCGGTCTCAAAACCGACCATAGATGTAACCTTCTCGATGATGATTGTTCCATCTTCATCAATCCTGATGAGTCGGAGGTCAGATAAGACCTTCATTGCAGAATCCACGATGTCAAGACTAATGTGGGTAATGGAAGCGAGCATCTCATTCGAATATGGAATCTCTTCCGAGAAGCGAAGCTCTCCATCGTGGTCAATGGATTCGAGCATTAACTTCAAGTAGAAGTGAGATATCTCGATTCCGTGAGGCATCGACTCAATGATTTGGATATCGTGTCTCTTGAAGAAGTCTTTCTTCAATTTAAGCCAATAGTATTTCCGTTCCATAGAATCACTCTTCCCTGACTTCTCTGCGATAAGGCATAATCTTGTGGATCTTCTCTCCCTCTTCCTTATCGAACGAGTAGAAAACTCTTGATGACTCGTTGATGAGCGGAGCATCTGCCTCGAACTCTTCGTCTGCCTTGCATACCCTGAACGAGTAATAATCGGGAATCTCTTCTCCGTCACTGACAACCTTGTCTCTCGTAAAGATTGCAATGTCCAAGAACAAAGGGTCTGGCGAGGTCTTGCGAAGCAAAACACAGAGCTTCTCAACTGTCTTGCTTATTTCTGAATAAAGAATCTTGTTTTTCATTGAGTCTCCTCCTTCTACTAATTCCCTGATGGTCACTCCGAGACCATCTGCGAGTTTCTGTTGTGTCTTCTTGGTGCAAGTCTTATAGTTCTCGTCCGTGCAAAGTCTTCTCACATTGGAAATAGGGAGTCCGGTTTTCTTTGCAAAGTCGATGATGGTTATGTCTCTCGCATCGAGAAGAGCTTTCAAATTGTTCATAATCAACCTCCGAAAGTTTTCTTTGCATAATCGAGAGCATCTGCCCATTCTTCCTCGGGTGAGTCATTTTTCAGATTGCAAGCCTGAATGATTGGTTTTGGATCTATCTTGTTGTTCAGACAGAATTCTTTTAAGAGTTGCCTTGATGTCTTCTGTTGACTTTTCGGAGAACTCTTCTTGGCTTCTTTCTGATATTCCTCCGTATCAACATCCTTTGTGTCATCCAAGAGGAGCAAGCCGTTGAGAGCGTATTTTCTGGCATAGGAACTTGTGCTTCCCGTTATTTGTGCGGAGTCCATTCCCTTTTTATCGTCAGACTCTCGGGCATATCCCGTGGATTCGATATACTCTCCCGTTTCGCAATCTGTAATACGGGCATATGATTTTACATATGTGTTTCCGCTTAACTCGATAACATCATCCGAGAGAGTAAGATATACCCCGAATCTGTCCAAGAACGGCTTAACCGCTTCCTGAATGCCCTCTGCATTTCTGTATTTGTATTTGCCGAATGAGTTGTAAAGATTCTTCGGAGCTTTGAGTTCGACCTGAATCTTCATAAGTTTTTCTCTGATGTTCATATTAGTTGACATTCTGTTTATCCTTCCTTTCATTAGTCTTCATCTTCGGGGAAATGTTTCTTTGTCACGGCTATGCAGAAGTCTTCAATCTCGCTCGCCCATACGGGTTCACATCCGCATCTCTGATATACGAGAGGAAATCCTCCGATTCCGTCAAATAAACTCGCCATTGTCGGATGCTCGACTCCTGATTCCTTCAATACCCTGACCATTCTGTCTGCTTGCCATTCCCAATAGGGCAAAGCCAGAGAATTGCCGAGAGCCTGATAACGGTTCCTATCGGTTGTCTTCCGTTTCTTGCCGTTGGAATCGACCCAAGTTCCTATATTTGTCCAATTGTCAGGGAACGCTTGCAACCTCTCACATTCTTTTGGGGTTAGTCTTCTTACGATTGTTCTCTGCTTAACCATCGGTTGATTATTGCCTCCCGTTCCCATTCGTCCGGTTAGAGTCTGAAAGACATCATCATCCTTGACCTTGAACCTAGAACTTGTGATATTGTTCTCAATGACTTTCGTCTCATCCATCTGCTTCACCCCCCCGTTTATCAGGATGGCTTTTTGGTCGTGCATACAATCCAAAGATCCACTCACCTCGTGAAGTTCCGTGTTGCAAGCCTGACCATTTCCAATCTCAAACACTTCGTTTTCCATCTGTACCTCTACAATCAAAATCGGAGTTCTCGCCTCGGAGAAGTCAAAGACATTCAATGTGTCTGCCGTCTCTGTCGCTTCCCATCCCTGACCTTCGTTTGCATTCCGTGGGTGTGTTGTCTTTCGGTAACACCCCCCCCGAATGTTAGTCAGTTTGTTGGACGATGACCTTTCCTTCATTGACATACTGATTGCCTACTCCTTTGTAGTCTCTTGCTTGGAGGCTTCCGACAACTTGGTTGTCATTACCCCCCCGACTCCTCTCGCAACTATCGGTTGAGCGATTTCTTCCTGAACGGAGATATCAAACTTGGCATTGTAACCCTGATTAAAAGAAGCTCTGTCTAGTCCGTAGGAAATGGGTTCTTCTTGGACAATCATCATTCCGCCTTGTTTACAATCGGGTTTGCCTCCGTTGTTATCCAATGTCCTCGAAGTCTCTGCTTCATATATTCCCGAGTTCGGGTTCTTGGATTTCATCGCATTAGATTCTTCGGGTGAGATTCCGTAAACTCTGATTAAAGTCTGGTCTTGCACCGCTCCGACAGTTCCCGAGAGTTCTTCCTGAATCAACGGCCCCTTTCCTGACTTTCGTCCTTGGGAGTCATACTCTGCCCCCCCTCGGAGTTTGAGCGTGATGCTTGTACCATCAACGCTTCCCTCAATATCGGAGGAAGTTCCTTCCCGTGGTTCTCGCTTCTCTTCAAGATCCCGATGCAAGCCTTTTCGCTCAAAGCATATTTCGGGTGCGGACTGACCTCCAAAATCTGCGACAATCGAGACTCTTTTTCTTCGTTGGGGGACTCCCCAAAACTGACTATTGTGTAATCTCCAAGCGATAGACCATCGGTCTCCCATAATGGCTCCGCTATGAGACCAAGTCTGTCCGTTCGGCAATCTAGGAACATTGGTATTACTGTCGATGATGTGGACAAACTCTTCGAGGACGATTCGGAAGTCTTCACCTCCATTTGAGGAAAACAATCCCTCGACATTTTCGAAAACCACAAATCTTGGTCGAAGAAACTCATCTGCGTTTCCCGTTCGTTGTCTGTCTGCATCTCGCATCTCCTTAATTATTCGAATCATTTCCATAAACAATCCCGAACGGGTTGTCTCATCGTCTCCTAGGTCTGAATGGCGGAGACCCTTCCTCTGTCCGGCTACGCTCAAATCTTGGCAAGGACTTCCTCCGCATACGATGTCAGTAATCGGGACATCGTAACCGCTTATCTTTGTTATGTCTCCAAAATGCTTCACGGGATTTCCCACCTTTTATCAATGTCTGCGAACTTCTCGATGTATTCGGTCTGCTTCGCCATCCTTTTGAGGTATGTCTTTCCCCGTAAGCTCGGGTTATCGTGTTGGACTTTCTGCCTCGTTCTCCTGATGGTCTCGAATGACGGGATGTCATATTTCTTGTGATTCCAAAGCACATCCTTGAACGGCAGATCCATAACGCTCGGTTTAACTGCCTTGTAAACCCATCCGATTGTGCGGAAGTCACTATCCCGAGCATCCTCGTGGTCTTCAAGAACTTTCTTGACGATATCTGACAAATCTTTCATAGGCAGCCTCCGTCACTTAATGCGGAGCGACTCGCTCTGTTCGAGATGTGCGATTCCTTCCAAGTTCTCTCCATCCTCCAAGGCTTCTTTTAATTTCGCCCTATCGACTTCGGGTTCGGGAATCTTGAAATATTCCTCGGGAATGTCCTTCAAATCCGTGACATCAAGAACGACCTTTTTCGGGTTCTTCTGAATTGAGACGATGAAAGTTCCGCAAGCCAATTTCTTCTCGCCAGAAACAATGAGAGCGTTCTCCATCGCTTTCTTGCATCTCTCAATCGTGTTCTCCATATATTTCCTTCTGTCTGAAAGTCTCTTCTCTTCTGCTTTGAGACCGGACACATCGGATTCAAGGTTCTTGATGAGTTTGCAATAACCCTCTAACTTGAATGAGAGTGCTTCCTTCGTGTTGTCGAAGATTTCTTCCAAATCGGAATCTTCAAGGATTCCGTTTTCCATAAGACTCCAAATGAGTCGCATTGATTCTGTTAATTCGTAAATATTTGCCATATCAATCCTCCTGATTACCAAGGCTTAAAATAATCAACCTCTTCGGGTGTGGTTCTGTTGTCGATGATTTCAATTACTTCGGTCTTACCTTCCAATAAGGCTTGCTTTTCGAGTTCCAACCTCTGCACTTTGTGATTAAGTTTCCTCAACTGTTCGGAATCTACGAAAATCTCGAATGTCGTTCCGATAAGGAATCCCAAAGCCAAAGCTCCGATGATGTAGATAATTGTTAATAAAGTCACGCTTAACCTTCCTTTCCTGATGAAGAGCCGTTTCGCCCATCTTGTATTCCACGGAGAAAACTTCCTTATAACCCGTCTGCCAAGTTTCGACCTCGTACATCGTTTCCACGAAGCAATCGATGTGATAACCCTTCACGGCACTTCCCGTGTCTTCTGCCACATAGACCCTTCCATCGACCATCAGATAATCTCCGAAGTCAAAGTAGTGTGGATCTATGGCACAAGTGATGGGTTCGTAGTTGCTTTCGGAGTAATGGCAAATCGTGTCCGTTGCCGTTATCCAACCCCTTGGGAAGTTATCTGTCCCGTCTGCATATTCGACATATCCGCATTCGTGAGGACAGTAAGCCGTCACGAAACAAACTCCGATGTATTCCGTTGAGTATGAGTCGTAGGAGATATCCAATCTGTCGATTGCTTCTTTGACCTGATAAGCTTCTTTCGGGAGTGAAGGTCTTACGACCTCGGGTCTCTCCTGAAATACCTCAAGTTTGTGTTCCTGGCCCCTGACAATGAGAGTCTGGTGTTCTGCATTAATGAAAAGGGTCAATCCGTTCATCAGAAACAGCCAAGCGAATACGAATAAAGCATTAGTTGTCTCGATTAGAGTTGATTCTTTCATTAAGTAACTCCCACTCTCTTTCAGTGAATCCAACCTTCATTGCTTTGAAGACATAAGACCTCGAACGATTTATCACTCTTCCGATTTCTTCCGCAGATCCAAAAACCTGATACAAAATCGGATAGGCGACTTGTCCGGATTTCATCGTCTTCATGCGAGTTCCTTCTTTCTTTTAGTTGTGTTATTCACAACTTCTGAACTAAAAAAATAAGAAGGGATGTCCCTAACGGGAATCTTCAAGACCTTGACCGCTAGTTCTATCTTGTCGGCTTTCCAATTTCCATTGGATAACATTCGGGAAAGAACGGAAGGGTCAACTCCCATTTCCTTGGCAAAAGCCTCTCTCGTTGGGAACATCTTATCGATTCTCTTCTTTAACAGTTCCATTTGATTCTCCTTTCGTTTTATTTGTGGCTTGTTGTGATTTCCACAACCTGATTGTATCGATAAATTGTGATTTTCGCAACCCTTAAATTGTGAAATTTGCAACTGTAATCTTTCTGTAATAAAATTAGTTCGAAAGGACGGATAACAGTATGGATAATCTATATAAAATAAAATACCGACTCAACGAAGCTCTAATCGTCAGAAATATGACGAGAAACGAACTTGCAGAAAAGAGCGGAATCAATAAAGGAACGATTTCGAGATATCTGCGAGGCGAGACTATTCCCCGTTCGCTTGCTATTGGGAGAATCGCCCGAGTCTTGAATGTAAATCCCGCTTGGATTCTCGGATATGATGTCCCCATGGAAGGGGATTCCGTTCCTATTGAAATCAATGTTGAACTCCTGACCACAACCAATCAACAGAAACTCTTGGCTTACTATGAAGGTCTTCTCGATTCGCAGAAGGAGGAATAATATGGCGACTCCCAAATGGAACAAGATCCGCAAGATGTGGGTTCTCCAAGCCAAGAAGAACGGCATCCGTAAGTCGTTCTATTCTTCCGTGTCCGGTCTTAAAGGCAAAAAGGAAGTTCTTGCCAAGTATGACGATTGGATGGATTTTGGGGGAGTTGAAAATATTACAGTTGCAGAATGCCTCGAACTCTACCTTGAAGACATAGAGTCCCGATTAGGAAGAAAAACATCATATATCAGGACGGAGTCCTATTCCCGTCTCTACATCCTTCCTACGCTCTCCAAAGCAAAAATGAATAAGTTATCGGTCAGGGATTGGCAAGCGATTCTGAACGAAGCCAGACCCCATAAACAAGGAGTTAAGAGCCTATCAAAGAAAACTCTCTGCAATCTGCGTGAAGTTATTAACGGGTTGCATAAATTTGCATACAATAATTACTTTTGTGATGCTTGGCGAGGCGAACTGTATATCCCGAACGGACATCAGACCCACGAACGGGAAATCCTCCAACCGAATGAGATTGCCAAACTCTTCGAATCGTCCGATTATTGGTATTGCAATGCGTTCAAAGTTATGCTTCTGCTCGGACTCCGCCCTTCCGAATGCCTCGGTCTCAAAACGACAGACCTCGGGGACCGTGTTGTCTACATCAGGCGAGGAGTCAACACCCGAGGCGAGATAGTGGACGGAGGCAAGAACAAGAACGCAAAGAGAGTCATCCCTCTGCCGAAGCTCGCAGAAGAGATAATCAGGGAGACGATAGAGCGGAACGAGAAAGCGAACTTCAACACGGAGTGGATCTTCTGCAACGGCTCTGGCGGAATGCCCTCACAATCTACAATGAGAAAACAATGGAATCGTCTCAAAGTGGAGAAGGGTCTTGTCGGTTCTCCCTATTCTCTTCGTCATACCTTCGTCTCAATAGTCAGTTCCCAAACACATCTTGCAGAAGGAACGATAAAGGAACTAGTCGGACATTCCGAATCCTTCGACTCTTTCGGCACTTATAAACATCAGGTCAAGGGCGAATTGGAGACGGCTGCCGAAGTCATCAGCCTGACTTTTGAGCGATTAAAAGCAGAAAACTCCTGATTGTACAATCTGCATAAATGTACATTTATAATTATGTGCAAATATCCCCTTCTTGGTTCTTCTATTATCAATGTACAGTGATATAATTAGGTTAAGAAAAGCAAAGGAGGACAGACAAAATGAAGACCATTAGAACACAGTTAGAAGATATCGCAATGAAGAAGAGATGGATTGAAAGAGATAGCGAAGAGGCAGAAGAAATCAGAGAAAGATGGAACGCATTAGTTCCCAAGGCAGAAAGAGAAGAAATCACACATTCTGAAATGTCACTGATTTGGGCGACAGAGATTTGGGGAGAAGCACTTTAAGGAGGACAGAGCAATGAAGATTTTAGGCGAGAATTATGATGAAAGATTCGGACTTGATGAATACGATATTTACGACCCGTTCGAAGGAGAAGATGAAGAAGTAAAGGAGAAAGAATAATATGGCAGACACAAAGATTTTCGTAGGAACACTCGAAAGATTCGGATATGAGTTGAGAGTAGTTACCAATTCAGAGGCAGAAGCCAGAAAGCTCTTGATGAAGGAATACAAGAAAGCATACGAGGAAATCAATCATTGCAGATTGACAAAAGAAGCAATCAACACCGCAGAAGACGAACTCTTCATCGAAGAGGTTACTCTCGGGAAGGTTGAGTGGGTGTAAAGGAGGATATCAAGATGAAGCAGATAACCGGACTCAAAGAGGTTGCCAAGGCATCCAAGAAAATCAGGCAAGCAGATCCAAAAACTTGGCTTCCCGTTTACTTCTCCTTTGAGAACAACAGAGCTTATACAACAGACGGAGAAGAACGATTCTTTGTAACCAAGTTAATCAGGGAGAATACTCCCAATGAAGTAGAATTAGCAATCAGAAGATGGATGGCATTATAAGGAGGACATATGAAGGAACTAACACCCAAGGTCAGGGCATCGATGAAGTATAATCAGGCAAATGTAAAACAGATTAAGCTCTCCCTGAATAAGAAGACCGATGCGGACATCATCGAGATTCTCGACCGATGCGACAATGTTCAGGGTTACATAAAAGACCTCATCAGGAGAGACAATGAATAAAAAGTACATACAAAAGTACATACTAAAAAGAGCATTATTCCCCGAAAGCCTTATGGATTCGGGGTCTTGCTCTGAAATGCCCACGGGTTCAAGTCTCGTTACATAGAGTCCACCCGTAGACTCTAACCACCCGAAAACCCATTGAAATAGGCATTTTTGAAAAACAGGTCCCGTGGTTGTCGTTCGGGTTTTTCTCAAAAAGTACATACAAAAGTACATACTAAAATGAAAAATACCCCACCGACCGAAGTCGATGGGGATTTTCCAAGAGGGTTTCTATGGTCTTCCGAGGTTATACTTCTTCAAGATAGTCGCAAGAGCAATAGCCATTCTTTCCGTTATAGCAAGTTCTTGCCCAATCCTCGTTCCAATTTATCATTTCGCCCTGAACGATTGCAGAAACCTCGATGACGGTTCCCTTGGGAATCAGGTCGAGGCAAGCAGAATCGATGTTCGGAGCGGAACGGAGTCTTAATGGGTCTGTCCTTGTAGCGGCACGATAGAGCTTCGTTGTCGGTTCGGGTTTGGGTTCTGGCTTTGGATCTTCTTTGGGTTTTTCCGTCTGCTTTTCATTCGAAGGGATTTCCCAACCATCATAGCGAGGTCTTCCAAATCCTCCGATTTTGGGGTCATCATATCTGTAATACTTATAAGCGACATAACCGCCATTGGTATTTCCTTCAATGGTCGTGAATCCGTCTGTTCCGAGTTCTTCGACATACCCCCAATCGACAATGAGTCCAGCGTGATAAAAATTCTGGCCCCCGTCCTTGGAGAAGAAAATCCAATCTCCTTTTTCTGCGAGTGAACTATCAGTGAAAAAAGCATCTCCCGAGCGGAAATAATCGACCTGAAAATTGCACCCCGCCCCACAGTTCGAAGAGGGATTGCTAGGTTGATAAAGGAAGTAGTAACTATCCCATTTGTCGGGGTCAATTTCGAGACTAGCGTTTCTCGTGCTTCTATATGTCATATCGCAGAGAAAAATCGAGCAAGAATCTGCGACTCCATTTTTCTTGGTATTGAAATAGTCGATTGAATCGAGTTCTGCGGAGAACTCGTTCGTCTTTCCACAGACCGCATCGACATTCGCCCAAGCGTTATCGATTACATCTTTTGCAAAGAGGCTGCCCATCAGGACTCACCTCCCTTCTCGATTCTGTACTTGACCGAACTAATGCCAAGCAAAGCTCCTAAAAATGCGGTAATCAAAGTGAGAGTTGCACCAATCTCCTCGGCAAGAGGAAAACCCCATACCTTTGACAACCCTAGCCATAGAGTTGTAAGAGAAGGTAACACTACCAAGCAGATCCATTTAAGTACATCGTAAACCTTGTTACTGATTTTCATCTTTTCGTCCTCCTTCTGTATATTGTTTTTTGAATTCATCTTTAATGAATTGAGAAGCAATGATTGTGAGTCCATTGGCAAAATCCGGATTATCTCTGCAATATGACTCGTAGACATCGATATCGCATAACTGTTGACGGAATGACTCCTCCGAGTGATGGACTCCGTTCCGAAGCTCGTCTGCAAATCGGAGAATATGAGTCCGACTCAAAATAGCGAAGTTCTTATCAACCTTGTGATTCAGGTCATCAAGTTTCTTCCCGAATTGCATCTTCATATCGTTTCTGGTCACGAGAAACTGAATGATGAACTGTAAAAAGCCGAATACCGCTCCGCTTCCTATGATTGCGATTACGATTGCCGTTGTTCCATTTTCCATTGGTCTTATCTCCCCTGATGTTCAATAAAAAAGGGAGCTTTCGCTCCCCTTTTAAAATTTCATAACGTTTTTTGAAATAAAACCTTGAATTTTAAACTTTTATTTCAAAATCTACCAAATATGAATTATACCGAATTAGTCATTTACCATTTTGTTACCGCATACAGGACAATAAAAATATTCAATGTCTGTTACATAATTACAATCTTTGCACTTAAAAGCCTTTGCTGATATTCTTATCCACTCGCCTTGCGGTCTTTCTTCAAGTGCCTTGATTGCCAAATCAAGACTTCTTTGAATGTCAGGTGATACAATGCCGTAAATATGGTTTAGGTTAGAAATTGCCTCTTTGTTCGTCATTTCTCTACTCCTTCTTTTCGCATGTCTGCACCGCAATTATAATCTTCGCACTCCGTAACTTTTTCAAAGTTTTCATAAGCACAATCAAGCCTACAACGATTTTCACACTTTGTATTTTTACA